TCGGGCCTTCATTATTCTCTCCATCCGGCGCAACCAGAGGTTCTCAAGCCTCGGGTCCGCCTCCACCGGGGCCCGAAGGCCCGGAGGAGGGATGGAGGGGGGTACGAAGAGAGTCATTCTGTCTTCACAGTTCTCTCGGGGAAGGGCGAGGATCTCGCAAGCCGTCCACGAATGGTCGGCCCTAAAGGTCTTCCCCTTGTTAAGCCCGGCACCCACGGAGGAGACACGGCTGGCATAAATGTCAAGAGCATCGGATCCGATCCGATGCCTGCCAACTGCGTCATCTCCATGAGTCAAGGATCGGCTGAACCTGCCGACCGCCCAAGCACTCACCCAAGAGAGAACCACGAAGCTGAGAGGTGTGCCCATCGGACTCCCTCTGGAGAATACGACTTCCCCGATCGGATCGGGAAAGCTCCAAGTCGTACTCCCCACCAGTCCGAGCGATCGTCGCGCCATGAGGTGATCCGCAGGACGGATCGCCCCACGGCGGACGAGCGCTTCGATGACCACCTCGATCGCCGCGTGCGACAACCCATCCGTTGCCTTGGAAAGGTCCAAGGAACGGAAGGTGTGCCCGCGGCGATAGTGAAGACCCCCGGGAATCTCACGGGATTCGGAGTCGATCGTCCAGTGCCCAGGGGGCAGAAGACGGGACGACTCGCGAATCCAGCTTCCTTCTACAAAGGTGCGTGCGTCGGGTACACCGACGACACGAACTTTGTATCCGGGAGCCCTGAGCGCGGTTGCCTTCATGGCGAAAGGTTTCCCTTCCGCCCTGAGTGCCAGCAACCCCGCGCAGCGATAAGATTCCCTCATGTCTTCACTCACACCCGAACACGGCCTGAGGACGACACGTGCTCTCTGGAGGCAGAACGCTCCCAGAGAGTCGCCTGCAAACTGAGCGAACTCAGCTTGCGTGGCGCCACGCTCCTCAAGCCCGTGACCGAGGTGTTCGAGGTAGCCATCGATCCCGCCTCGAGTGGCAGGCCACTCGATGCAGGACGAACTAGACGAGGGAAGCCGCCTAGGAGCTCTTGGGTTCCTCCGTGCTCGCTTGGAAAGCGAGACGAAGGACCTAAGAGATGCCAAGGCGGCGTCCGATGTGGGAAACGGTGCGCTCGCCAAACTCGCCGCACTCTGAAGGTGACGGACAGTCTCCCTCACGGGAGGCTCCGGCAACGACCTAGAGAGTCGGGAGAAGGCGAAGCCGTCCTCGGGACTTCGTACTGCCAGGCGGCAGAGGCAGTCGACGACATCTTGACGGATGCCGCACGGCTGCACCTTCC